AACCAGGAATCGAAAGAACTGACCAACTGCTGATGGAGCATCTGCACAAATGAAAAAAAACACACGCTTTCAATTTAATGCCTATCTGACGCAGGTCGCGAAACTGAACGACGTCCCGGTGGATGACGTAGCTAAAAAGTTTTCGGTCACCCCGTCTGTGGCGCAAACACTGGAAGACCTGATCCAGAAGTCCGCTGCGTTCCTGACGATGGTGAACATCGTGCCGGTACCGGAGCAGTCCGGACAACCGCTGGGTCTCGGCGTGGGGACCACCATTGCGGGTACCACTGACACGACCACTAAAGACCGTGAACCCACCGACCCGACCGACCTGAGCGGCACGGAGTACAAGTGTACCCAGACCAACTTTGATACGGCGCTGACCTACGCAAAACTGGATATGTGGGCGAAGTTCCAGGACTTCCAGACCCGTATCCGTGACGCCATCGTCAAGCGTCAGGCACTGGACCGCATCATGATCGGCTTTAACGGTGTCAGCCGCGCCGCCACCTCTGATCGTTCGACCAACAAACTGTTGCAGGACGTGAATACCGGCTGGTTGCAGCAAATCCGCACCAATGCGCCAGCCCGCGTGATGAACAGCATCACGCCATCTGGCGGCACCAAACGCAATGAAATCCATATCGGTAAAAAAGGTGATTACGAGAACCTGGACGCACTGGTGATGGATGGCGTCAACAACCTGATTGATGAGGTCTATCAGGATGATGACGGTCTGGTGGTAATTTGTGGCCGTGACATTCTGGCTGACAAATATTTCCCGTTGGTGAACAAAGAGCAGGACAACACCGAAGCGCTGGCCGCTGATTTGATTATCAGTCAGAAACGTATGGGTGGCCTGCCGGTTGTTCGCGCACCGTTCTTCCCGGCAGAAACCCTGTTGATTACCCGCCCGGACAACCTGTCCATCTACTGGCAGGAAGAAAGCCGCCGCCGTTCTGTTGTGGACAACGCAAAACGCGACCGCGTGGAAAACTTTGAGTCCGTCAATGAAGCCTATGTCATTGAAGACCTGCGCGGTGCCTGCCTGATTGAGAACATCAAAATCAAAGCTGAGTGGAGCACAACCTGATGACCAGCCCCGCACGAGCACACCGCCTGCGGGTTGAAGCTGAACTGACTGCCCGTAAGGGCAGTCATCAGCAGCCTCTCAGCGGTTACAACCAGATGTTGTTGCAGCTTTCGGAAGATTTACGCCGCCTGAAAGGTGTGCAGTCCACTGAGAAGAAAGCCGAACTCAAGCGCGACATCCTGCCCAAATACGAACCCTGGGTGACCGGCATTCTGGCCGGTGACGGCTCAAGCCAGGACGATGTGGTGATGCACATTCTGGTCTGGCGTATTGATGCCGGTGATTACACCGGCGCGCTGGACATTGGCCGCCATGCCCTGAAACACGGCTGGGTGCTGCCCGCCCGTTACAACCGCACCACGGCCACGGCGATTGCCGAAGAATTTGCCGATGCCGCCCAGCGTGCGTTTGTCGCCAAACAGCCTTTCAGTGCTGCCCTGCTGACGCAGGCACTTGAGCTGGTCGATACGCATGATATGCCTGACCAGTCCCGCGCCCGTCTGCATAAGGCGCTGGGTTATGCACTGCGTGATAACGAGCAGCTGACGGCGTCAGTGAATCACCTGACCCGTGCGCTGGAGCTGGATAACCGCTGTGGTGTGAAGAAAGACATTGAGCGACTGGGAACCCGGTTGCGTAACGCCAGCAATGGCTGACAGGACGTGCCCACGCGCGGGGCGGCACGGGGTGGCGACAGGCAAGCGCCGCATCAAAACCCCGTCCACCGCCCGACTATAAGAGGATGCCATGCAGCCAATGAAATTTATTGCACCCGAACAGGCACCGGATGGCGGGAAGGACATCATCACCAATAACGCGTTCTGGCCAGACCTGGACCTTTCAGAGTTTCGGGCAGAAATGCGTACTGATGGCACCGTCACCCCGGCACGACTGCGGCAGGCCGTACTCACTGCCATTGCCGAAGTAAACGCGGAACTGTTCGACTTCAAACAACGGCAAATGACTGCCGGTTATGCCTCGCTGGCGGATGTTCCGGCTGATGTGATCGACGGTGAAAGCCAGCGTTTGCAGCTCTACCGCCGCGCCGTCTGGTGCTGGACAAAAGCCACGCTGACCGAGCGTTACCGTGACTTTGATGCCACGGCCAGCGGTAACAAAAAAGCGGATGAAATGCTCAGTACGGTGGATGACCTGTGGCGGGATGTGAATTGGTCGCTGAGTCGGTTGCAGGATAAACCGCGAATGATCGTGGAGCTTATCTGATGAAAGTACGGGCGCAGCAGTACGACTCGGTGGACAGTCTTTGCTGGCGACATTATGGCCGCACGCAGGGCATGACCGAGCGCGTACTGGCTGCGAATCCGGGGCTAGCAGATATCGGCCCTGTTTTACCCCACGGGCTGGAGGTTGAACTGCCGGACGTTGTTCCGGCAGCCACCGCCCAGACCGTACAGCTATGGGACTGACCATGACAATCGAAAAAGTCACGGCCTTTATTGTGTACTGGATTGCGGTATTTCTCGCCTGGCTGGGTGGCTGGTCCATTCAGGATGCGGCGGCCGCAGTCGGTATGGCGCTGGGTGCGGGTATGTTTGCGGTCAGCTGGTACTACCGCCGCAAAACCTTCCAGTTACTGGCAGATGGCAAAATCAGTCAGGAGGTTTATGAACGCGCAAATCGTTAAACGCTGCCTGGTGGGTGTGGTGCTGGCACTTGCAGCCCTGATGCCGGATTACAAACTTCTCCACACCTCACCGCAGGGTCTGGAACTGATTGCTGATTTTGAGGGTTGCCGCCTGACGCCGTACCAGTGCAGCGCCGGAGTCTGGACCAGCGGCATTGGCCATACAGCCGGGGTGAAGCTGGGAAAAACCATCACCGAGCATCAGGCGGCCAGGAATCTGGTCAGTGATGTACTTGCTGTTGAGCGCCGCCTGGCTATTTGCGTGCCGGTTGATATGCCGCAGCCAGTTTATGACGCAGTAGTGAGCATTGCTTTTAATGTCGGTCCCGGGGCTATTTGCCGTTCAACAATGGTGGCTTTTATCAAGCGCCATCAGTGGTGGCAGGTCTGTGACCAGTTTCCGCGCTGGGTGTTTGTGAATGGCGTCAGAAACGCCGGACTTGAGAACCGCCGCACACGTGAGCGTTCGTGGTGCATGAAAGGAGTGACAGAGTGAATAAATTTATCGGGATTTTATTTAGCCTTGCCGTTATTTCAGCGTTTATTTATGGCGCTCATCATCAGGACAGTCTGCTGATGACCGTGGCGCTGGTCTGGTCATGGCTGCTTATACAGCTTGGTACGTTTTACGCCGTTATTGGTATGGGCCTGTTGTACATGGCTGAGAAGTTACCCGAACGCCAGCGCCGGGAAACACTGGCTGACATGCGATCAAGATTTTGTAAACCCAGTAAATATCATCCAGGTAAATTCTACGTGTGGTGCGAGGTGGTCATTATTGTCATGTGCCTGGTATTGGCGGGGTGGACACTGACTGCATTCAGTTATCTTTTAGTTGTCGTCATGGTGCAACTGGTCTGTTACAGCATTTCACAGAGCTCCGGTAAATGGACCGCCTGTTAGCTGTTGCAGTGGCGGTGTTGCTGGGCATCGCGCTATTTCTGGGCTGGCGACTGGATAAATCGGCTGACTTTATCGGTCAGCAGGGAAAAACCATCGGCACGCTGAATGACCAGCTGTCCGATAAGAACAGCCAACTGCTGGCCGTTGACCTGATGGGTCGTGCTAATGACGCTCTGCAACTCCAGCTACAACAACGTAACGCGCAGCTGGCGGCTGGCGCTGCCGGTCGTGACCAGCGATTTAAGGAACTGACGCATGAAAACGCTGAAGTTAAATACTGGGCTGATACTCGTTTGCCTGATGCTGTTATCCGGTTGCAACAGCGCCCGCCAATTACCGGAAGTGAGGGTTATCACACTTACCTGTCCGGCAGTGACGCGCTGCACGCTGCCAGCCAGTCAACCGATGACCAACGGTGATTTACTGGCGGCAAAAAACACCGCTGAGGATGCCTGGGCGCAGTGTGCCGCCCGCGTGGATATGATTGTGGACTGTCAGGAGCAACAGCATGAAAAAGCCAGAGTCTCTGCGTCGCGCACTGACTGAAGCCAGTAGCAATCTGCGTGAAAACCCCGATTCCCTGCATATTTTTGTTGATGATGGCAGCGTTGTCAGCACGCTGGCCCCGTCGCTGTCGTGGGAATATCGCTACACATTGAATGTGATGGTGACGGAGTTTTCCGGTGACCAGAACCTGCTGATGGCCGCACTGCTTGCCTGGGTCCATGAGAACCAGCCGGACATTATGGCCAACCCAGATTTACGCAATAACGGTTTTACCTTTGAAGCGGTGATCATCAACCACACCACGTGTGATATCAGCATTGACCTGCGACTGACGGAGCGAGTTGTGATGACCCCTTCCGGTGAAAATATGGTGGTCGAGGCCGTTCCTGAACCTGAAAACCCGGAGCTGCGTGATGATTACTGGCTCACTTCAAAATGATGCCCTGAACGTTGACCGCGAGCTGGTCGCCCTGCTGGAAAAACTCTCCGGGCGCAGCCGTCGCCAGCTCTCTCAGGAAATCGCCCGCGATTTACGCCGTACCCAGTTAAAACGCATTGCCGCCCAGAAGAACCCGGACGGCAGCCCGTTCACGAAACGTAAAGCCCGTTTTATTACCGTCCAGCAGGGGATGAAGTTTCTCTGGCGTGGTGAGCTGCGCAACCTGAAAAACTGGCAGTTCAGAAAGGGCCGCCACGGTGACATGGTGACGGGCTTTGATATTGAGCGCAGCGCGGTACGCTCATTCTACAAGCGGGATATTCAGCGCTTTATTGAAGTGAAGAAAAACCGTATCCGTTCACGGGTGAAGAGCAAGCAGACCCGGATGTTTAAAAAACTGGGGTCCAGTCGTTACATGCTGGCGAAAGCCACCACTGACGGTGCCGCTGTTTACTTTGCCCCACAGGTGCAGCGCATCGCGCAGGTTCACCAGTACGGACTGAAAGACCGCATTCGCCCGAATGTGGAAGTGCAGTATCCGGCCCGCCAGTTGCTGGGGTTCACCCCGGCCGATATGCAGCACATTGAGTACCAGATAGTTTCCTGGCTGACAAAATCCTGATCCATTGTGTGAGCCACCAGACAATAACCGGGGCTGCAATCGCGCCCCCTGCACATGGCAGCATAGCCTCATGAAAGCTGATACCAACGAAATCCATCGCCTGCTTAACAATCTGATCCGCACCGGTACCGTCCTTGAAGTCAATTTACAGGATGGATTATGCCGGGTGCAGACGGGCGAACTACAAACCACCTGGCTTAACTGGCTCACTTCCCGCGCCGGTCGCACGCGCACATGGTGGGCACCGTCCGTGGATGAGCAGGTGTTACTGCTGAGTATCGGTGGCGACCTGACCACGGCATTTGTGTTGCCTGCCATTTACTCCGATGAAAACCCCGCACCGTCTGCGTCAGCTGATGCGCTGCATATTACATTCCATGACGGGGCGGTGATTGAGTACGAACCGGAAACCAGCGCACTGACGGTCAGCGGCATTAAAACCGCCACGGTGACTGCGTCCGAATCGGCGGTGGTGACCGTGCCAGTGGTGACCGTCAAAGCCAGCCAGCAAATCACCCTGGATACCCCGGAGGTGGTTTGCACAAACAAGCTCACCACTGGCTCGCTGGAAGTGCAACAGGGCGGCAAGATGAGCGGCAACATTGAGCACAGCGGCGGTACCTTTAAATCCAATGGCGTGCAGGTTGATGCCCACGACCACGGTGGCATTTCGAGGGGCAATTCCCGTACTGATAAGGATCCGAAATGAGATACCTCGGCATGAACCAGCAGGACGGCACCCGTCTGACCGAACTGGACCATGTGCGCCAGTCGGTGCGCGACATTTTGCTCACACCCATCGGCAGTCGTCTGATGCGGCGTGAATATGGCTCGCTGATACCTGACCTGATTGATGAAGCGCAGAACCCTGCCACCCGTTTACGGGTGATGGCGGCAACATATGGTGCGTTATGTCGCTGGGAGCCACGCATCAGACTGACCACCATCAATATATCCAGCGCCAGTGACGGTTCTATGGTGGTGGACCTGACCGGAGTCCGCACCGATGGCGGCCCGGTGAATTTATCTGTAGGACTGGGAGCGAGCGCATGAGCATCGTCGATTTATCACAACTGCCACCGCCACAAGTGGTAGATGTCCCGGATTTTGAAACGCTGTTTGCGCAACGCAAAGCTTATTTAATCTCGCTCTACGCGACAGAAGAACAGGCCGCCGTGGCCCGTACTCTGGAGCTGGAATCCGATCCGGTGGTGAAGCTGCTACAGGAAACTACATATCGTGAAATCCTGATGCGGCAGCGTATTAACGAAGCCACAACGGCTGTCATGGTGACGTATTCGCTGGGTTCTGACCTCGACCAGCTCGCCACCAACAATAACTTGCAGCGTCTGGTTATTACACC